TATCCCCTTAACGTAAGCGTGCATCTGTTGTTCTGTCAGTTGCGCCAAAGCCACAAAGGTTTTCGCAAGAACTCGACCAAATTTTGGGGCTGGAACACGACGATTTCCGATGTTCCAAAACCTCTGCGAACAGAACTCTATAAGATCCATTTCATCGGAACGAAACATACGATCACCATCAATGCTGTAACCGTGATTTTTCCAATGCGATTTCCATAGATACAGATCAATTTCAAATCCTTTGACGAAAACGAGAAAATCGTCTCCATCCGCCATGACGAACCAAGTTTCTTTTATGTGGTGTCGCTTCATGAATCCTGCAACAACCAAGAATACTATGGTAACGTTTCGTGATTTGGTATTGATCTGGCCAGATTTATTGCCACCATACAATTGGAACTTAATACCACTTGCAGTGCGGCCGCTACATTTAAACGTTGCCCTGATACTTGCTCTAACATCGCTGGGACAGTGATGATACTCTTCGATCTCGTCGACAGAGTTTAAAGCATACAAATTGGTGGACCCATCCATCCTACTAACATCACCCGGTAAAACCGAATAATCATTTTCCTCGGCAAACTTTATGACTTCGCCGCGCTGCAAAGCATCCAGAGCGCTGGCATCGATGAATTTGTGGCCTAGGGCGGTAACAACATCCGGATATAAAGCCTTAAGCAAGTTCTTAAACCACGCCCAGTAATCAGGGCCGGTTTCCATCAACTGCTCGTCGGTGAATCCAGATATGAATCGAACATCCTTCTTATCCTCAGGCTTCCCAAGGGATATTTCTACCTTCGGGAAAGCTTTAATGCGACGATCGATTTCCTCGCCACGCAAGTTATTCAAAGTCGCCCTGTCAAGAGAAATGCGACGACCTTTGGTATAACGTGCCTTGAAAGCCTCTCTGTTGGCTTCCTTGTCATACGTATGTTCCGGAACGGGAGCAAGATATGATTTATACGAGCGGACTGAATGCACCCACTCATCAATTGTCTCCTCCTCTGGCACGAGTAAGGGTTTGATCTGGCGTTTGACTAGAGCCACTTCATCATTAAAGACGCAGCGACCACTAGGAATCCAAATCGATCTTGGGGCCAAGCTGAAACCAATGCTGACCCAAGAGTGCTCGCACCTCAGTTCAGCTGGCATTGTGTACTTGCCATTCAACCCTTCTCTCACCATTTGCCTACCCTTGGCACAATAATTGTACAATTTATCGCGTTTTTCTATTTTCACACCATCTACTGGTTTTCGTTTAAAATAGCTCCATAACAAGCCCGCACCTATTACTGGCACGCACTTGACGCCTAAACGTTTGCACAACAATATACCAGATAAACAACCAATACCTTTCGCCAATGTCCACAGATTCAATTTGGAAATCTCAGGGAAGGTTCGGACCCACCAGAGTCTGATCCTCTGGGGTATGTTCAGGAATTGTGTTTGCTCCAAATACTCGGTCCTGATGATTTCCACCACTTTTTCAGCCCACCCTCTAGTCTTGTCAAATTTTGTCTGAGATGCCCAGAGCCGTGCCTTTCCCAAGGCGCGCTCTAAACCTTTATCTGAATATCCATAATTAACAAAATGAAGGTAGACCAGCGATTTGAGTTCTCTCTCGCACTGATCATCAACAGCTACTACCGCAGCTTCGGGTAGATCTCGCACTGGTCTATCAAAAATTTCGATTACCTCAGGCTCACTATCCGTTTGGACCGTCGCAATTGCTTGGGATGGCGGTGCAACACTACTTTCCGGCTCATCCTCCTCGACTATCAGAGGGTAGTCTTCAATATCTTCAGCAATCGCTTGCAAGTGACGAGCTTGCCTAGTGTTCACCCTACGCAAAATTGGAAAACCATTTGAATTAAGAATTGATTTGCGAGGCACGTCA